CCTTCCGCCGCCGCCCCCACTGGAAAGGGTGGATCAATTGCCGACGATGCCTCAACCCTCCATAAAGCCAGCGCAGACGGCCCCGGACTTGCAGTAGAGGCTCCATTTACAAAGAATGGCGACGGGACGGTTAAGAGTGAAAATGGGCATCTGAATAAGATTAATGTCGAGAAGTATCGATTTAGCGATTATGTGGAAAATCTTGTTAAGATAGTAGTGACAAGCGATCCTGAGTTTAATTTGATCAGAAATACCAACATGACCGGGGCGGCCCAGGATGCAATTATTGTTAAAAGACTTCAGCCCTTGATTCGTGAGGCGGGGATTCAGACTTATAATGCTATGACTGAAGTGATGGAGAAATTTAAATCTGACACATTAAATGAGGGTGAACTCGGCGCGGCAATGCAGAAGTACGAGAATCTGCGTAATGCGCTGATTAATCTGAATAGAAAGTATCTTCCTTATACCACTGCTTGGAGTGAGCTTGGCCGGTCCCTTCAGCCGTCGAAGCAAAATATTGACTTCATGACTACGAAGGACTTTAACTCGGCCCTGAAAACTGTGACAGGTAAAAGCCCTGATGAACTTTACCAGATGATGATGCTTGCCAAAGATAGTGATAATCCTCTTCAGATGCTTCGGCAAATTTCTACTGATACTCGAAACTTTATGGAAAAGGGGAAGGGTGCCTTTATTTACTTCTATATCAATAATCTCCTCTCGGGGTTATTTACCCACGTAGCCTATACTGTTTCCCATCAAGTTCTTATGCCTTTCAATGCCCTAGTAAGTGCGACTTCTCAAATTGCCCTTAACCAGCTTCGGGGCCGGGAAGGTGAGGCCAAGATGTATTGGGGAGAAATTGGCGCTCAGATGAAAGGTTATGAAAGTCTCGGGCGCGCTATGAATGCCGCTTGGAGGGCCGCGAAACTTGGTACCCCAGAACTTGTAGCGGGGGAGGTCGGTTTTGATCCTGAGACTCATGGTAAGATGATGTTCTCGGAGCCATTACCTAACCCAATTACTGACCTTCTTAATGGTCCTTTAGGTTCTAAAGCTGCCACAATTATTGGAAATGTGCTCGGCCTTCCTGTTCATTCTATTTCAGGCATTCATACCTTTAATAAATTCATGGCCTATTCTATGGAATTGAACCGCCAAGTTTTCCGGGCCGCTGCACAGGATGCCGAGGCTAACCGCGCCTTAGGTGGCCGAATGGATGTAAATGAACGCTTCAATCAAATCATGAATAATGAAATTCTTGATCCTGATATGATGATTAGGTTTAAGAAAATTCAAGAATCGGCGGCGATCTTTGGTAATAAGATGGCGCTGAATGAGCGTGCCCCTTGGGATAGTATTACTAGGAAAATTTCCAACATTACAGCAAATAATGTCTTCGCCAAAGTGATGATTCCTTTCTCTCAGGTGGAAATGAATATCGTTCAGCAAGGCATAATGGAGCATACGCCGGTTGGGTTATTTCAGGCCCGGACGCGGAATAAATTTACTGGAATGGAAGCCAAGGAAAATGCCTTGGTGGAAATTATCAAGCAGCAGTATGGGGAAAATAAAAATGCTGCGCTAGCTTCTGGGGGAGAATATAAGACTCTTGATGAAGCTAAGGAAGAAATTCTGAAAAATCTCACCCCGGAGCAAATGAAAATTGCCGACGCTGCGGGCTATCTCCAGAGTGATCTTACGGCCGGGAAGATGCTAGCCGGAACTTTCCTCATGGGCGGCGCAATGGCAATGGCGGCGAATGGGGGGCTTACTGGCGCTGCGGCTAATGAACAACAACGGCGTGAGTGGGCGCTGATTGGTAAGCAGGAAAATTCCATCAAGGTCGGTAATGAGTGGTTCGCCTTTCCTAAGTGGATGAGTTATCTTGCCAAACCTATGATGATGGCAGCCGATCTTTATCAACTTAGTAAGCATTTAGATAAAAATACCTTTGAGGAATCTACCAAGGAACTTGGCCATTATTTTGCAGACTTCGCTGTTAATGGCACCTGGATGGATAGTCTTGGGGAAATTTATCGAGGGGCGAATAATCCCAATACCACTGGTGAGGAAGTGGCTAAAAATGTTGCGATGGGACTTTTGCCATATTCAACATTCCTAAACCAGTTTGCCCGTATGCAAGAGTTTGACCCATTTGCCCGGAGAATTACTACCTGGAAAGAAGCCCTGATGAATAGAATTCCGGGCGAGAGTCAGGAAATTCTGCCCAAGTATGATATCTTAGGTAAGGAAATTCCTAATCATATGGCGCTGATGCCGAGGACAGAAAGTGATGATATGATTCGGAACGGTTTGGTTCGCATGGGATATGTGCCGACCATGCCGAAGAAGGAAATTCACGGAATACCGCTGGATGAAGATCAGTATGCGGAACTTGCGAGACTTTCCGGGCTCCGGGCCAATGCCAATCTTATCATTAGGATGAATGATCCAAGTTGGGGGCAATATAACTTTATTCAACAGAAAATGATTGCAAAAAGTATTTTCCGAAATGCTCGGATGGCGGCAGAGAATACTATTGTTCTGAAAAGTCAAAATGGCCCGAATGATATCATGAAACTTTTTGCGGCGAAGACTCAGGCTGCAAAACAAGCTGCCCTGTTGGCAGAATCCCTCCCAGGGGGAATGTCGGAATAACTTAGGAGAAACATAATGCAAGGCTATAGGACATTGGCAGTTTTTGCTATAGTTACGGTGGCAGGTATTTTTGGCCGGCACTTGTCGCCAGAGGCCATTCAGACTTATGCTACGGACTTAATCTCTACGATTGGCATTCTTGGTATGAGCTTACGGCTTATTACTAAGACTCCGATGGGCATGAAGGAGGTGAAGAATATTGAGGCAAGGTTGAATCTTGGTACGGAGATTGAAGATTTGATTGGTAAGTTCCCTGAGGTTAGCCTTGATGAAATTATCAATCAAGTTCAGAGTTTAAAGAATGGCAATATTCCCTCATCCCAGGTGGTTGATACTGCTGGCATTCCTGTAGGAGTAAAGTAAATGAAGAAGTTTTTTATCATGGCAGGTACGGCTTTAGTTTTAGCTGGTTGTAATTCTGACGGCACATTGACGCAAAAGAGCCAAAATATTCTCGACTCTATGACGGAAGTTTCTTGCGTGGTTGATGGGGTGTTGCAGCCGATTGCAGTAGTAATTGGCCCGGTTGCTGCGCAGGCTGCGGGTGTGCCGGCGGGTGTAAGTAGTCTTGTTATGCAGATTGATGCCCCGCTTCATGCCAGTATTCAGGCCGGTTGCGCGGCCCTGAAGGGTAGTATTCAGGAAAAGGCCACGGCGCCGATTACTCCGGCAATTTCGCCCACTTTAGGTTAAATTCCCTTGGTCTCAGTCATGAGTCACCAGGGTAACCCAAAGTAACCATGACAACCGCTGGAAAGATTCTCGACGCTCTCACATACGGCCTAGGGATATTTCGCGAGCGGTACTTCTTTTAATTAATTCTTGGAGAATAATTATGGACGATGTTGAAATTTTTGATATTTGTGCCGGAGCTTATACGGATGATTATCTTTGGGATCATTTATATCAGGGGGAAGGAGATGATGAGACTTATGTGGGAATTATTGAGGTAGGGAATTTTCATGTAGTGGTTTTTCGGGGAAGTACCACAGTGTTAGATTGGGTTAGGAATTTTGACGCGGGGATTCCGATTGAGGTGGAAGGCTTAGGGAGAATTGCTCAGGGATTTTATGTAGGCTTGCCTAGGGTTAGGAAGAATCTTAGGGGAATATTAACGGGTAAGCGGTGGATTTGCACCGGACATTCTCGCGGCGCGGCCCAGGCGACTATTTTTGCCGCGATGATGGCTCAGATTGGAAATCCCCCTGAAGTATTAACAGTTTTCGCGCCGCCCGCAACTTGTTTAGATAATTTGCAAGACTTGTTAGGGAAGGTAAAGGAGATTTCTGCCTATGCTAACTTTGAAGATCATATTGTACCATTGCCTACATGGATGGATCATCCCTATGAAATGATTAGATTAAACGAAAAACCCATGGAAAATGATCCATGGGGGATTTTCGCGGCGCATCATTTGACATTGTATGGTGAGGGAGTGAGGAAGATTATACCTAGGAAGTGTTATTGAGGTGTACCGAAACGACGTTTAACTTTCATTCTCTTAGGGATAGCTTGAGCATATTCTAGGGTAATTGGGCCGATTTCTTGCCCTGAATCAAAAGCAAGACATTCCCAATCACCGGCGGAATTCTTAATTACTGAGGCTAAGCGGTCCCCATTTTCATCGCTAGCGCGCCAAAGGGCAGCGATTGTCTCGGCCTCGGCTTGACTTTGGTGACTTACTTTATACGCCTTTGCCGCCTTCGGCACAAATTTTTCCTTAGAAATCTCCTTCGGTATCTCCTCCGGGGGATTTTTCTTTGTTAATTTCTGTATTGCCCCGATTATGAATTTAGATAAGGTAGTCTGGTCCAGGTCCTGATAAGCAAGACTATCTGCAACGGCGAGACGCTGTTCCGGGTAAAGTTCTGAATATCCTTCCATGGAAATAAGATTAGACATATCATTCATTTGATCTAAGATATTAGAACGTTTAGCAAGAAAAGCTTCATCAGCCAGATTTCCCTTCACACGACGAGAAACGGCTTGACGTTGCTTACTGTCTTCAAGTGTTTTCCAACGGGCACGCATAGTAGTAAGGCGGATACGGCTAGCTGGGGCAGTCCCGCCGGTAAGGAAAGCTACCCTTTGAGCAAAGTTATGCCATTCACTTGCAGGAACTTGGGCGACGTAAAGAGCTTTTATTTCCGTAATGAGGGATTGCAGCATGTCGCTGGCCTCGACAGCTTCGACAAGAATTTCCATCGTGTCTTCTTTAGTTATCGCCATGATTCAATCCCTCTCCTGTCATTGGATCACGATTTTGAAGTAACCTACTCAGCCAAATTCCCACGTCAGTAAAGAGCAGATCAATTCCCTGGCCGATCTTTCCCCGCCCGGCAAAGGCAATTTCAATGGGGATGTTATTTTGATAGGAAATCTGAATGTCAAATTCCCGTGCATCAACTTGATTTCCAGCGATGTCGAAAATCGGGGAGGAAACAGTGAAAGTTTCTGCGGTTAGGCGACGGGAGGGTTTCATGGAAGTTATCTCCGAAACTCTTCTGGAGGTACTATGAGATAATGTATTGTAACTTTTCCTGCAATCACCCAGGCAAAATCTGCCATCATTTGAGGAAAAGTTATAGGACCTAAACGCGAGGAAATTCGGAAAAATTTTCTATAAGTTCTAACAAACCAAATAAGACGTTGCTCTTGAGTTTCATAATTTTCAAGTAGTAATTTTTGCTCAGTCATAATTTTTCTCCTCGATAAGATTAACTTCATCAAGAAATAATTCTGCATTTAATTTTGACATAACTTCTTCCTATTCTATTCCATATTGTTCCATCATAGGCTTAGGGACAAGATCGCCCCCCTCACCCAATTCATCCACAATATCCCCCATAATCATTGTATCAATTAGGGAATATATCTTATTACTTGGAACACGGTTCTTTAAATAATTAATCATTAATGATCTTGGCACGGGCCGGTTATTTAGCCTAGTATACTGCGCCCAAAGGAAGATATGAGCCTCTTCAATCACATCCTTATCACTCTTGCCGGACATGGCCCGGAAGATATCCGGCATAAAGGATTCAATCTCTAAAAGCCAATCTAAGGCACGCTGGTAGTCTTCTTTATAAATAATAAGCGTTTGATGTGATGAAATAGCGGCTATCATGGCAAGCTTGATGGTAAAAAATGTCCGACGGGAATTATAATCTTCAAGTTTTGAATGTCGAGGTTTAGGCAAACTTCCTGCATCGTCCCAATCCTGCATAAGTTCGACTGCTTCTCTTTCCCACATAAACTGACCGCGCAGAGAAGTCAAGTCAAATAAATCATCCATTAGGTCCTTACGGAGACGTTTTTTCTTTTCCTTATCTTTTGGGTCCGACTTGGTGAAATATCGTACCTTCACTTCCTTATCCGAATACACCATAAGCATTCGACCCATAAAGCCCATACCCCACGCGACTTCTGGCATAAGTTCACCAAGCGCGGCAGGTGTGGCACCGATTAGCATATTTAATGATGGATTGGTAATTAGGATATTTAAATTTCCAGTTCGCCGGGTTTGTTGGAATGATGGGTAATTATTCCAAAAGGCAGTAAGGGTTGAAATAAGGGTATTATCAAACATTTTTAAGAAAACGCCGAGTTCTTCGGCAATTACGGTTAGATAGGAAAATTGTTCAGCTCGGCCATTGATATCTTTTTGTGTCAAGTGAATTTTCTCAGCGGCGGCGAGTTCATCAATAATGGAAGAGGTAGTTACGTCATGAGAGGATAGGGTAATTTGGGAGTAATATTCTGGGTCAGCTTTGCGGCGCTCGGAATATTCTGAACCGGTTAGATCGCGTAAAAAACCTTCACCGATTTTGATGATTTCCTTTCCGCGCCCTGGACGGGCTACTAACATAACGTAAAGATTTGGATAGGCCGGTTTATCCTCAATACTTTCCGACCAGCAGCGGCGTTCTAAAGCGCCGGATAAGACTGAAATTGCCGTCCACATACGAAAAAGTTCCGGGCTTTTTTGCCCGCTTGTGTAAGAGATGAAACGGGTAATCCAATCAGATTTTGACATAAGGAAAATTCCAAGGAAAAATGATAGAATAGTTATTTAATAATATCTTCCTCCTTTACAGTATATTTTTCTATAGCATCAATCTCATAAAATTTGGGGTGGTAATTAAATCTGGTTGCCCACTTATCCATAGCTGATTTAATCATGGACTCTAATTCACATTTTTCATAATAATCAACTTTATCAATCCAATACACAGCAGATGCTGCATCATCAAATTGTTCCTCAGCTTTATCCTTTATGTCATCTAAAATAAGGTCAATATCTCGGCAATAACTTGACAGAGGTTTAGGTTCACCTCCCCCGACCCAAAATTCTTGGCCCACTTGAAGTTCATTTTCTTCAATACAGGTCTTAATAGCATTTTCTCGTGAGTTTTCACTTCCAAAATAATCGGAATCATCAATTGACCAAGAAAATATCATAATAGCTCTCCTAAATTTAGATTAATTGTTAAATTACTATTTTACCTTTTTCAACCCTTCGAGATTAATACGAAATGCTCGGCCGGCGGTCACATCTTCCTCCGAAGCAAAAGAACCCCAATTATAGCCTAGTTTCATTTCGCCCGGCACAATAAGTTCTCGAATTTCTCCATTAGGCTGGATATGTCTCATTGGAATATCAATAAGAGAAAGCATTTGCTTGGCAATAGTTATTTTATTTTCATCATCAGGAATAAGAGCATAGATGGCGTCGTGAACTTGGGCGAGGAGTTTGACTTGAGGGAGATATTTCCATACCCGCCACATGCCGAGGTTCATACGGTCAGCGGTAGAGGATTGTGGAGAATATGCAATGGCTTCGCGGTGAGTGGAAGCGTCGTCAGGGCGGCCGAAAAAATGCCTAGTTCTTCCCCATGGGGTGGTAAGGGACTGTGTTGTGGCAAGTTGTTCAATTACCCATTCATGCCATTGAGGGAAGGCGGGGAAGGCACCAAAATAACTGCGATGGAAGTCTTGGCAAATTGGTAGAGGAATTTTAGCATGTTTGGCTAAGGTGGGCGGCTGGCCGTAGTAATTACTTCCGTGGCCAAGTTTCTTGGAGAGGAAACGTCTTGATTGGCCGTTGTAGAATGGCATTTCAGCAAGGGCCTTATCTTCCTTTATATTGCCAGTCCAGGGCAGGTCAGGCCACGCATAGCGGGCAACTTGGGTATGAATGTCACCCGAGTAGATGGCATCAAGATAGCGCCAATCATCAAAGAGGATGCCGTGAAGCCACCCAACCTCACGTGATTCAGCCTGTTCAAGGTCAATACCACAAAGAATATAGCCTGGATCGGTAGTGAAAACGTGGCGCAAGGTTTCGTCAATATTTTGAAGATTGCGACCAGTATCTTCACTAGAGGAAGAGGAGGATAAGCGTCCGGTTTTAGTGCCGGCGATGTTAAAACTCGTCCTCATGCGCCCGTCTTTATCAATGTCGGTTTGGAAAACTTCCCGTTGTTTGGTAAGATCGCGCATTAGGAGGATGGTATTTAGGATTGGTCGGGCGAAGAGGTAGAAATCAAGATTTTCCAACGCATCACGGTCAGTTGAGGGCTTACGAATACCTTTCTCAACTTTGTATTGAACGGGAAGATGGAGATGTTCGTACAAGAAATTTTTAAGTTGAACTGGTGAAGCTGCGTTAAGGGATTTAATTTCTCCGGTAGATTTGTCCTTACAGGTATTATCCCAAAATGCCTCGGCCATTTTTTGGAGATTTATGTCAAGACGATCCAAGAGCCTGGTCAGACGCTGAATTTCCCCAATGGCGGCGGCGCGATCAATTTTCCAGCCGCGCATCATGGCCTCGAATAACGGGGCCTGCATGGCACGCTCAAAGGAATAGATCGGATCGAAATGGTGAAGAGAGAGGGCGTTGAAAATTTCTAAAGTCAGGCAGGAATCAAGACCGTTATAAACTTGGTGGATTTCAGGGAGACTATCGGTCGGCTTCATAAGTGCAGTTTCAACGATCATTGAAATTCTCCCCCAGAGTAATTAATTCTTGGTTTCCCTTGATGGATTCGAACCACCATTTACTGAGTCAAAGTCAGCCGTCCTGCCGTTAGACGAAAGGGAAATAAATTAAAATTCAATAGAATCGGCAATATTTTTTCCTGACTTTACCGCCTTTTTCCCCTCCCCTGGCGGATGTTTGAAAGTTTTCATGCTACCGATTTCCCTGCCTTCTTCATCAATCATGCGATCTTTAGATATTACCCTGGGCATATGAAACATGGTGATTAAGATTTCTTCTGGATCTTCGAGATATTGGGTAAGGAAGGCGTTAACATCGCTTACAGTTATTTGCTGATAACGGAAGGTATTTGGAGAGGTAGGAACATAAACTACAATCCGCCACTCAGTAAGAGATAATGGCAGAATAATTAGGTAGGGAATTATTACAGGGCAGTTGGTGAGAAGTGGAAGGTCTGTTTGGTTGCGTGAGCGGGCCGGGTCGAGAAGATGCATGGGAGTTAGTCCGTAATGAATTTGATTGTTACGCTGAAAGGTCCTATGGGATTATTCCCCTGCCTTATTACTTACATCACTTCCTTTTACTTTTCTCAGCAATTTCCAGCTACTCTCATTCGTATAAATACTGCCAAGAAAACCTAACCCCTTCTGCATCTCAGGTAGAATTGCGTGATGAAGTAGCATTGTATCATGATCACACATTGCAGGGCGAATTCCGGCCCGGTAAAAATAACTCAGGTCATACATCCCATTCTGGAAAAGTTTCGGAATGGGCAGTTCGAGTAAGGTTTTCATGGCGCGAAAGGCAATGATTTCTTCCGCAAGGGTATCCCAGTGAGAAAAGTTACGTTTGGCTTCATTATAGAAAGGAATGACTAAGGCGAAATCCGGGGAATAGGCGAATGAACACATAGTGATAGTTTTATTACGTGTTTCAATGTCAATGGAGAGAAGAGGGGGATTTTTTTCCTTTACTTCTTCAACAAAAGCACGAATCTGGGCGAGGGCAGGAGAGACGAGAATTTTCCGGGCCGGTCGCCGAATCTCAGAATAGCCCATTTCGCGGCGGGCCTTGATCAGGTCGGCGAGGAGAATTGGCCGATTTTCCCATTGGCGCATTACGCCTGAAGGGTGGAAGGTAGGGAGGGTCTTGATACCGGGGACGATAAGGCAGTCCGTTGTGGTGCCGCGGATAGCTGTGATAGAGGTACGGCCTAGGGTTGCCCAACAGGACGTGTTCCCAAGGACTAGAATGAGATTAGGTTGGACAATTTTAATTTCTTCTGCCAATCGGAAAAGTTCTGAGGTATACTCAATCGGTAGATATTTTCCAAGTTCAATGGGGGGATAATGATAAGACCCTCCTCCAACATCTTTTTTACTCTGGCAAAGATTAGCAATTTTTCCGCTTGGTGGGCGGAAAGGAAAGACTGTAGTGATGAAGATGTTTTGCTCCGCCCACCACTTGTGGAGCATAGCAGGAGTTGGCTTCAGGTCGGGGAGGGGCGAGACGGGAAACTCGGCTTCAATAAGAAGTCGGGCAAGTTCGCGCCCGGATGTGCCAAGTAGGGGCGCATGAAATTTTTCCTCATTCTCTCCGAATACGTCGGAAATAATCATAATCGCCGCGGTTCGCGGCCCGGAAGAGTATTGAAATGGGAGGGAAGAGGAATAGGTCATGATTTCATCGCCATTGCATACTACCGTGAAACCCACTTATTAAAATCTTTACACTTAACGCACGGCGCACCGACCTGAATATCTGCGCACCAATAGCAAGTATTGCAGCACTCAGGACAGCTTCGGCGTTGAGTATTTGCCATTTGCGAGGAAGCCTGTAAAGATTGATAAGTGTTGACTTCAGTTACCAAATACCTAGCTTCTTCAAATGATAACGCAGATAGGCTGATTCTGCGAACAAATTTTTCGGCTGCATCTACTACTGAACTCATGGCTTCGGCCTTTTTGACACGTTCAATTATTTGCTGGAGATAAAGGAGAAATTCCATGCGGTTATCTTCGAGGCCCCCAAGACGTTGAGATAGAAGCTTAATCGTACCTAGCAGAGCTTCAATTTCCTCCTCTAGTGACCTTTGAATATCATTCTGAACAGATTCGGTTTTTTCATTAACTTTATTGGTCATCGGTTTTCCCCTAGATTCAGATTTATTTAAGGTCGGGCATATTAGTTATCCCCAAAAAGGCGTTTAATTTCCCGGTCAAGATACCAACGGGCTTTTAGGAAATCTTCTTTCATTGGGGCGGCATTTTTCAATCCTGCTCGCCAAAGGTATTTAAAAACATTACCAACATTAAAAGTCATATGTTCGGTAATGGTAATGCATTCAATACCAGATGGATGGGAATTGTAATGTTGAGGGTGGGAGATTTTATCATAGGGTGACTCGAGGCACCTATGCTTATAATATTCCTCCTCATTAGGAAATAAATTCAAACAGTCAGGGCAAGTTACTGTATCTATAGTATTTTTCTCAGTAAAACAATACGCATTAGTACCCTCACTAGTAGAATCCATCATTGAGCAAAGATGGTTAGTAAATTCTTCATTATTAATGAATGTTTCTAAGCAATAAGTACAAGTTATTCCGGCCATAATAATGCCCCCTAAACTTTAGAAAAATCAGGAGGGAAGTTTTCCCTCCCTCCTGATTATGCTTACTTACGCCCCAACAATCCGAGTAACATTATTGATCATGTCCTTGCCGTTATTATGCGGCTTGGCCGTGACGGAGGCGAGAACGTCCGCACCGGGGAGAAGGTGCAGAAATTCATCGGCAAGCTTGCCGGTAATGTTGTGGCCCAAGGATTCGAGAAAGTCATTGAAGCGGTACATATATTTCTTAGAAAATTCGTATTCAACGGAGAATTTGAACTGTGAAAGTTCAATGCCCTCTAATTCGTCGGCGGGAATATCTTCAGTCGCCCCGGTGAGGATGATATTGACGATCAGTACCATCTTTGTCTTGTCAAAACGAGACTTGCCAAAAGTAGTGTCCTTGATAACAGCAGTGTAGGTGCCTGCGGGGACGGACTTCGGGCGCTCGAAAGAGTCCAGCGGGGTGGAGAGGAGAATCCTGAAGTCAGGGGTGATGTCTTGCTTAGCCATGGGTTAGGTTCCTAGGGTTTGGTTGAGTGGGTAGTTAGGTTTTGGGAAAATTCCCTAAATAATAACGCACGACGGGAATAAAATTCAATACGAGATTTGGCGCGGAAGAAACTCAGAAATGATTCAACGCACCGAGAGTTGATGAAGAGAAGGAAGGTTGTGTATTTAATTTTAGGAGAATGGTAATTTATAAAAGGAGAATTAGGGATTTCTCCCCCATAACTCGTGCGTCGCTCAATCCTAACAGAATATCCGTGACGCATTGAGTTATGGAAGATTTTTCTCATAAAATTATTCCCAAGATTTTATTTACCTAGACTACATCTTCGCCCATTTTCTTTAAACCTTGCACAATATGAAGTGCCAAGGCCATATAATCGGCAACTTGTTGCGGGTGAGGTGAATCATATCTTTGAGAATTTATTGCCGCAAGAGTATCACAGCCTGAGCAAGAACCATAACCTACTTTAACATACCAATAATCATCAGGCTGATATCTCTTTGCAGCGATGATGAAGATAAGTGTGCCTTGATATTCCCCATCATCGATAAGGTGAATTCGTTCAGGATCGGGGCTCCCGTAATCTTCGTTATCACTCAAGATTGTAATAACTGCTTTGACAATTTCTTGATAGTCTTCAGGGCGCTTTTCCTCGAAAATGACCTTTAGTTCAGCTTTCTTTGCCATGAAAGTATTTACAAATTCCTGAATCATAATTTTTACTCCTTCTTTTCCTGCACCGCTGCGAAATATTGCGCCAAGCCTGTCTCTATCGAATAACTCGGTGCAACCTTCATCGGATTAGAATTCTTTGTGCAAACTTCCCCAGTGGTCTTAGTTAAAATGGTAAGTTTCGGCCCAATCGCTTTAGTATGCAGAACGGTATTGAAGAATTGCGGGATTTGAGGTGACAATGCCCGACCGATTGCAGAAGGAAATCCGGTAGTAGGCTCGCCTTTGGTCTCTTCATTCTGTGGTCCGTAGCCGGCCTCATTTACGGAGGTAATGTGGGAAATGGCAATGATATTGGTGTTCATTGAGGCGTCTTTGAACATGTCGAAAAGGGTACGGAGGTAGTCTTGGGCGGCCCCGATGTCGCGACGGGCTTCGTTCTGAGTACGGGTAGCGAGAAGGGCACCGTTAAGTTGAAGGTGGTAGTCAAGCGCGGCGCGGGCGGCGGCGGTGATGGAATCGAGGACGAGAATGCAATCGCTCCCCCATGAGGACGGCGCGCCCAGGTCCGTATCACCATCAACCCACTTGGAGAGGAGAGTTACCATTCGAGGCCAAACGGTCGCCTTAGCCGAAACAATCCGCCCATTTACGGACTTTTTAACCTCAGTCAAAGTGACAAATTCTACATTTTCAGCGCAACGTGGATTTTCTTTGACGTAGCGAGAATCTGGGTCGGTGACGTAGGACTTGAGAACGTCCAAGCCATTGTCTAAGTCAAGAATGCGAAGCTTGTAGCCTGCGGCAGCAAGGGAAGCAAGCGCCCCGGTCTTGCCCGTGCCGGAATGGCCAATTAGTAACATCTTGGTGATTTGATTGGATTGATGGGCGGTAATGTTTGCCATGGGAATTTTCCTTAAACAAAACCAGTGATATGTTTCTCTAAAGCTGATTCACATTTTCTGGGATATCAATTTCAAAAATCAATTTGAATTCCGATACCGAAAAAATCATTTCATTTCCGGTGGTAAAGGCGTAAGAAGAACCGTCTGTTTCATGAATGATTTCAATTACTTCAGGCGGGAAATCCTTCGGGTCGATTGGGTGGGCAGGGTCCTCCCCGAGATATTGAGCAACCCACCAAGAGGAATAAGCGGAAGGGATGGTCATGGGAAATTCCTAGAAATTGAAAGTTAAAAACTAATCTTCTGAGTCATTTTTCAGTGTGGTTACTGAACGTATTTCTAACATATCGTTTTCATAAGCGGCGCGGCACTTAACCTTGTCCCAATACCATTGTGGCATTGTGTCATAACGACGTTCCATTTCATGGCACCATTCGGAGTAGGTCATAGTCAAACATCTCCTCGTGTTACTAATGGATTCCACATGCGGCGCCGATAACGCTCCCGGAGGAAAGGTTCTCGAATTGATTCCGGTTTAGTGCAAATCTGCCGGAAAGAACATCCCCCGTACATACTACAAGATTTATCATTCATTGGCCAAGTTTCATTAATCGCGCAATATTCGGCAAATTTAAGCCAGGATCCAAAATCGGCTAGCCATTCTTCAAGAATGGAATCATTGCGTGGGATTTGCTGGCGCTGAAAGCGGGAAAAAGATACAGCAATTTGGGCCGCGTCTACGATAATTCCGGCCATTTTATCTGAATAAATTACCTTTCCAGCTAGGGAATAGAGAGAGAATTGATTGTCTGGGGAATATTTATCAAAATAAGATTGGGAAAGTGTGGTAGCAGTGGTCTTACGGTCTACGACGTAATATTTCCCGCCCATTTCCGCCACTTTATCCATATGGCCGGCGAGAAGGTAGTTCTGCCCGGTCGGGGCGCGGAAATCAGTTTCCATACGGAAAGAAAGTTCAATACCGGGCTTGCCATTGGCAAGGATAATAGTTTGCAATGAGTCATTTTCAAATTGATCTAGATACCAAATAACCGTAAGGATTAAGCCCTGGCGAGTTTTATTGTTTGAATCCATTTCGATGGGACGGGAAAGTTTGAAATCCCAAGTATCGACAAGTATCTTACGTACGGTAGAATGGACGGCTTCTTCGTGAGACTTTCCCTTGAATTTCTCATGATCATACCATTCCAGGGAAGAATGGTAGAGGAGGCCGAAAGTTAGATGGATGGACTGAAAATGGGATTGGTAGCCGCAGATAATTTGGTAGTAATAGAGGCGCGGGCAGGTTTTGAATGAGCCTATGGAAGTTGAATCCCAACAGTGCTGAAGATAGGGAATTTCAGTGAGAAATGAAGAATTTGGCTCGGGATGATGGGAGACTGAAGGGCTAGTCATGATTAATGTCCCATAGATTATGTCAGGATTGCGTCTTGTATTAAAGCTTGAAAAATTCTTACCCTCATTTCGGCCCTATTGCAATCTTCAGTCAAAATACTACTTATACATATCTTCAAATCATCCATGCGGTCTTGTAAAGTTTGATAATTTTTTAGAAGACTTAGAATTGCCGCCGGGCTGCAAGCTGTCAGGTAGAGAAGTTTAGCCTCGGTCAATTTCCCGATATTTCCCTTATCGGAAAGTTCTAAAATAACTGCTTCAGCAAGCTTTTTTAATCTTTGACGCTGAGTTGAGTTCACGATTAAAACTCCATGTCCTTAGCCTTTGGCGCGGCCGGTCCAGCAATTTTTTTCTGGACCTTATCCGCAGTGACCTTCGGAAGACTTTTCTTTCCGGCTAATTCTGCCACTGCCCAACGAGCGCGAAGTTCACGATAATTACTAACAATATTTGCAATATCAGCGTCAGAATGTTTCAAAGGAGTTCGTGACATAAGTTCGGAGAAGGAGTCCGAAGTTGCTTCGGAAAGTAAGCGGAGCCCTTCTTTAGGGTCAATTTCTGGCATGATATTTCCTAACCGAGCAAATTGTTAAAAATGATAACTTCTTTTTGATTGTCAGAAATTTTCAAATTATTATTATCAATCCAACTACGAATAATTTTCCGTATAGCGGAAGAAACACCGATATTGTCGGAAAAAAGTTGTTCTAGGATTAGCTTATCATCGCAATAAATATGCATATGAATTCGAGTAATATCTTCAATTTCCTTACGAGGCATCGGGAAGGTCCTCCGGGTTACGGTGCAGAATATAGACCGATTTCCGGTCGGTAGAAATGCGGAGAGAAAGCTCCGAAAGTTTAGGATCGTGAGAAAAGTTGCGGGCCTTGTAGAGTTTTTGCAAAAGAAGATCAGGTTTATTGGTGGGAATTTCACCACCCAGGGCGGAGAAATGAGCTTGATAGAGTAGGGCTAGGAGCGGGTCAGGGCGCTTTGCCATGGGGGATATACTAGGTTAGGGTTGAAGATTATTAGCGAAATGACGATAGTTACTCAATTTACGCTATAGGTGGGCACCTGTCAAGCGCCCTGAGGCCCACCGCTTGTGGCAATTTTGCAACAAAATAGGAAAGATATTTTAAAATAAACTGATTAGTTGGTGAGGGCGGCGAGACTCGAACTCGCAAGGAATAATCCGGGAGATTTTAAGTCTCCTGTGTTTACCATTTCACCACGCCCTCGGGATTAGAGTTACGCTTGAATTTTTTCCTTAATGCAAAGGGCCAGTAGAACTTCCCTTTTCGCGCGAGAAATCTCCGAGGCCAAGGAAACAAGATCAGGTGAAAGAGAATCTGAAAGGGAGCGCTCGGCCTCGGAAAGCGCGACATAGGCGGTGGTGAGGCGGGAAATTTTTTGCAGGTGATTAATCATAGGTTTTTTCCTTCTCGGCACGATTATTTTTAGCACAAA